GATCTAGATATTTCAGCAGTTTTTTTATCTAAATCACTCGATAAATCATTAAGTTCAGTTTCTAAAGCACTTAGTTCACCAAAGCCCATTTCAGTTGATGTACCACGTTTCTTATCATTCATCAATAATTCAATACCTCCACCAAAATTAACTGATGGTTTATTAATACTTGATGCATCTAAATTACTATCATTTAATTTAACTTCAGTCTTAGATTCAGATGGATTTAATTCAATTACCACAGGTTCTAATTCACTCATTATACATGAATAAGAACATATAATTTTAAGTAATACGAATTAAATATTAATTTGTATTATTCTAAATTATATTTAATTCTATAACTTTTTTAATAATAATATCAATATCATTCTTATTATATTGTAAAAGGTACCACATACCTTGTAAAAAACAGTCAGCTAAATCATCCTTTTTTTTATGTTTATTAAACATTGTAAGTATTTTTTCAGTATTAAAATTACCATTAGTGTTATTTAATAAAATTTCTTTACTTATACTAATACTTATTTTTTTTCGTTCACTATATGTAGTTTTCTTATTACCAATAAATGGTTTTAATTTATTTGCAGCGGAAACAAATAATATATTTGTTATATCTTGCATAATAAAATATTGACTAATCATTCCTTGAATACAATTCATTCTATTAGCAATTGGACTAATTTGATTTTCTATTAACACTGTATCAATATTATTTAATATAAAGGTATCTAATTTATCTAAATTATCTCTAATCGCTATACCAATATCTAACAAATTAACACTATTACATTTAAGTTGACTTACAGGATTAAGAAAGTGTTTATCTATATAAGTATCAATCGTATTTAATATACCAGTTTTATTTTTAATATCCTTAATATCTATCTCATAATTATTGCATAAATTTTCTAATTCCGAAATTTTAAGTGATTTATATTTATTAAATGCTGATGTAGGTAATCTGTATTGAGATGAATTAGCATGAGTTTTGCAAAAAAATTTATCTTCTTTAAAATAATGAGCAATTTTAGTACAATCTTTAGAACTTTTTTTACTAGTAGTCACACATGTACATATATTAATTTTATCTTCACATAAATTTATTACATCCCAATATACAATATTGTACCCAATTGTTGCTGTTTCTAGCACACACAATGCTAAATTTTTAATGCCTACATCAATACTTAATATACGCATATATATATTAAGTATAAATAACTTTTATTCTATTTATTTAATTATACTGTATTATAAGTAACAATAGGAGTTCGAGTAGTAGCTACTTGTAAATATGTTTTAAGAAAACCATCTTTTAAATCACTACCAGGATCTGTTAATAAAGGATTATTTGTTAAAGATTTTAATAAATATGGAGCTGTAGTTATTGTTCTGTCATCTATAATGGGACGGATATCAGAACAATGACCAATAGCTGCAGCTTGATTATTATAAATAATTCTATCTGCATTATGTGTTAGTAGAATTCTATAATCCATATTAGATGCCATATACATATATAAATGATTTTAATTTTCAGAAAAAAGATTTAGTAATTGTTCTTTTTTCATATTTTTAACTGAATCTTGTGTTACTAAATTTTTTTTTAGAGCTAGTTCTTTTAATTCAGAAACTTTCAATGTTTTTAAATTTGTAGGTTTTTGTGCATCATCATCTACTGTAATAACTTCAGTAATATCAGCTACTTGTTCAAGTGGTAAATCCGTTTTTTCTAATTGTAATTGTTCTTCCAGTTCCGATGATGAAGAATCATTTATCAAATGAGTTAAACCCTCTTCTAAATTAGTCATTGAAATAACTTTAACACTTCCTAAAACTCCAATATCTCCAATATTTCCAATATCTCCAATATTATCTAGCATTGGAACTTCCAAATTACCTGCTACTTGTAATAAAGCTTGTTCATTTTGTGAAGATTCATCACTATATTCACTATCACTTGTATTTGGTTCCTCATTATCATCATCATCATCATCATCATCATCATCATCAGAAACTTCTATTTTATTATTTTTATCTATATCAATAATTTTTGTTTGATTTCTAGCAGCTTCAAGTGCACCTGGAGCCTCCAAATTATTATTTGTTGTAAAATCAGCATTTTGATACTTAATAATAAAGGTTTGTAATATTTTTCCTTGTTCAACTAGACTAGATTCTAGTATTTTAAATCTTCTTAAACAATAAAACATAATTGCTCCAGCAATTAAAAGAGTTAATGCTAAAGAAATAATAAATCCACTTCCTTCTAAGCCAAATAATAACATAATTATGAATTAGTGATATTTTCTAAATCATAATTAAACGTATTTATATATTAATCTTATTAATAATATTTTTAGCATCTGCTATTATTCTTGTGTTATATCCTAGATCCTCTAATACTTTAATTCCTCCCTTAACTAAAGATATTTCATCTTTTAATTTATATGTATTCTTTGTATTATTTATAACTTCCATATGTTTATTAATTAATTTTTTATTACTAGTTAAAATATTACATAATGTAATATAATGTGTTGTTAACATAAAATCGATATTTTTATCTGCTATATAAGTAAGAAAACTTGCAGCGCTAGCAATAGCTTCACTTGGATTTGTACCAGAATATATTTCATCAAAAATACAAAAGTGTCTCTCTGTTGAGAGAGATATATCTAAACTATCTAGAATTTCTTTACATCTACGTGCTTCAGCTTGAAATAAACTATCCCTTTGTGATGTATCTGGTATATTTATATAAGAATGAATATATGTATAAACATTTATATTAGCTTTTTTATAACAACCTATACCTAATTGTTGTGAAAGAATTATATTAAATAATGTTGTTTTTAACATAGTAGTTTTACCAGCAGCATTTGGACCAGTTATTAGTATATTTTGTTTTAAAGAGTAAGTATTTGTAATTGGTTTATCATTAATCAAAGCTGCAAAATAAGCATTACTAAAATTAGTTGTTTTCTTTGAAAATTTACAACAATTTATAAATTTATGTTTTAAAAGTAATTGAACATTTTCAATATTTGCTATATAGTATTGTAAATTAATAGCATAATATAGTGCAGCCTTATACTCTACATTATCATATAAGTCATAAAAACATTTTAAAATATTACCAATTTTTGTAACATGGATAATATTGAATTTTTTCATATTAATTTGATCTATTTCATTTTTAAAAGAATAAAGTACATCTTTCACTTTATCATTTGCATCTATAAATCCTTTATATGAATTTTTACAATATTTTTTAATATTGTTAATTGAATCAATAGCTAAACTATTAAAATCATTAATTGTATTTAAATGATTCTTTATTTTATAAATACTCTTATAAAAAGTAATACAAGTACGAATATTTTGATAGATATTAAAAAAATAAAATGCTATAGAAAAAATAGCAAATACTTTTTTATCCCAATCAGCATTTGTAAATTGTGTAAAAATTTTACCTAAAACATGATTCTTAAATAAATTAATCAGAATTTCTGTATAAGTAGTAATAGAAATACGTACACCTTGAAATTTTAATATTAAAAAGGGTAATATTAGCATTAATATAGGTATAGCTAAGCTTAACACCGGTGCTGCTAAATTATAAATAGTCAAATACTGTAAAATAATTGGTATCTTATTAAGCGGTTTAAGTAAGTCAACATCAATATATTTATATTTTTCATAAAATCCTGTCTCTGATTCTAATTCTTGCAGAATATCTAAAGTATTATTTATTTTTAATCTTCTCTCTAGTGGAGTAACATTTACTGAAGTATAACTTTTGATAAGTTCCTGAGTATCTTTTAGATAATTTATATCAGTTGTATAATATTTAGACCATTCAGTTAATAACTCTTCAGAAGGATTTAACTTAGAAGACAATATATGTGAATATAATGACTTAGTATCTACATTTGCTATCAGTTCTAAATCATTCTTAACTATATTATTTAATTCATGGCGGTTATTAATAAAGGAAATTGGAAGATTAAAACTAATATCACACTTTTTTTTTTCAGGTACATGATTATAATCTATTAATCTAGAAATCATTAAATTAATAAAATTTAATAATTACATAATCGTAACGTAAATTTAATTTCCTTTATAATCATTTGGTAATTCATTTATTTGTGTTTGATAAAAACTCTCAATATCTTTTAGATGTCTAAGATCTCTACGAGTTATAAAATTAATAGCTGTACCTTTACGTCCCCAACGTCCACTTCTACCAATTCTATGTAAATATGTACTTGTACATTTTGGAATATCAAAATTAATAACTGTACTTACTTGCTGAATATCAATTCCTCGTGCAGTTAAATTTGATGAAATTAATACTCGTTGCTGTCCAGATTTAAATAATTCATAATTTTTTAGTCTTTCAATCTTATCCAAATTACTA